GGCCGCCGAACCTATCGGCGGCCGCGGGCGCGCGAGCTTCACGCGAGGAACAGCCAAGCGTCGTGCGCAGCTGGCACGATCGCAGCTGTGATCACTCCGACTAGCGGACTGATCAGACACGTGATGATCAGCACCACCACCACAGCGGCGTAGATGCAAACAATCTCGCGCTTCTTCACGTGCACGCCATTGTCCGACGTCGTCGACTTGTCTTCTGGCAAGTCGTAGACCGTACGCAGCTGGCGCGTACTGTCGACGTCGGGCGAAACTGCATGGAAGGGAGACATCCGTACTCCTATCGTGCGTGAACGCATGCGCCGTGCTGCGTGAAGCGCGCGCGTTCAAGGTCTAGAAGGATCGGCCAAATGTACGCGTTGAATTCCTCACGCGTCATGCGCCCAGACTGGGCGATGTGCTGCTTAGAGTCCAGCGAGCAGTACGTGACTGCTTGAAGCTCGCCACGTGCCATCGGAGTGCCATCTAGACCGTAGTCAAACCTGAAGGCTACGTCGGTGTCTCCGAGTGGCGGCTGTGTCGCATCCGGTTCGGGTGAGTACTTTGTCATCCGACCTTCACCAGATGCGCCAGCGCGGGCGCGCGCTTGAACGCGTCAAGCTCCATCGGGTTGTCTGCGTACGAGTGCTCCATGTTTACGCGGATGCTCTCGCGGATGGGGTCCTTGCCAGCGCGCTTCATTGCGGCGTACTGCGAGAGGTGAATCGTCTCATGCGCCAGCACGTTCTCCAGTGACAGCTGCTGATCAGCTGGCATATGCGCAATGTTGACCTTGATTGCTGCCAGGTCGTAGTTCACGGTCGTTAGGTCGTACGACGACGTCTGACCGTTTGTGAGTCCGCCCGTCATCTCTGCCACGTGCACCAGCTGGCGAGCCGTGCGCGCGTACTCGGGCGCGCCGTCATCCTCGGCGCCCAATCCAAGCAGCGCGAGGAATGACGGGATCGGGTTGAGTGCCACGTTCACGTACTTGACGTCAGCGGGCAACCCAAGCTCTGCCAGCAACGCACTAGCGTCGATGTGCAGCTGCGTGCGCGCGTGTGGCGGATGCCATGCTTCGAACTGCGCGCGTGTCTCGCGCATGGCGCGAGTCACATCCTCTTCTGATACCTGCATGCTTCCCATCCTCTCGGGTGGCAGTGCGCTTATTCGCACTCACAGGCGCCGCACAGCGGTTGTGCGGCGCCCGTGGCTACGCGTAGCGTCTAGATGCCAAGCGCGCCGTAGCTAACCTCCACGGGCGCGTCAGCGTCCTGGTAATCGGTCAAGCGTCGGCGCGCGTGCGCTTCGTCGATTGTTCCTTGGTACTCGTAGTAACGGTCCGGGTTTGTGGCTTCGTCGCGCGTGATCGCGGCTTCCATCTCGGCTAGATGTGCGGTTGTCATGCTGTGCTCCTTACGAGTCGAATCGGTTGATAACGCGTGCGTCCGGGTTGATCAGCGGTTGCCCGAGCATCACCCGCGTGCGGTTGAAGTCGGCCAGCGCTTCGATGTAGTCAGCGGCCGCGCGCGCTGTCGGCGTGTGGCGCGCGGCGTAGTGAGTGCGTGCCACCTCTCGGCTGGCGTGCTGCGCGTGAACGTGCAGGCGATCGTCAGATGTCATGCGTTCACCTCGGGTAGTTGGCGAATCGTCATCAGTGTGCGCGCGAATGCGTACGTGCGCGCTGCTTCAGTGTCGTACTCAGGTAGCGCGCGGATGTCTGCCAGCGTGCCAGCGAATACGTCAGCGGGCGCGCCGAAGCCGCGCGGGTGGTTTACGTAGCCACTCATGCGCCGCGGCCGTTCACCAGCTGTCGAACGATCCCGCGCGCCGCGGGCAGTACTAGCGGCGCGAGACTGCGTGTGGCGAGCTTCAGGACGCGTGCGGCAATTGCGAGTCCGTCGGCGTACTGGCCACTAGTGGGCGGGTACAGATTGAGCATGAGGCTCCCTTCGTCCTGGTGCGCTTATTCGCACTCGCAGGCGCCGTCAAACGTCGACGGCGCCCGCGGCTACGCGTCACGCGTCAAGCCACATCACCAGCGCGCACAGCAGCGCGAGCCAAACGATCACATAGAGCGCTGGCATCATGGCGCGTCCACACTGACGTACGTGGCGCGCGGATACGCCATCACCAGCGCGTACCATGCGGCGCGCGTCAGTGTGCGCCAGCTGCCCGAGCCGACGCGTACGCGGATGCTCTCATCGCTGAGCGCTTCAGCTGCCACGTACTGAATGACTTCAGGCTCGGGGTATGCGGCCGCCCAAGCGCGAGTCTCGGCGCGAGTCGGATCCTCATACATCGGCGCCATCCATCTGTGAGATGGCTTGTAGCGCGTCGTGCGCCAGCTGGCGCCGCTGCGCGCGCTTCGTGCGATCACTCAGGCGCCGAGCCGTACGGCGCTCGCGCTGGAGCTTCCTGAGGTGCTGCGGAGACATACGATCCTCCGTGTGTTGGGTGGTTGATTGCTACTCGGCGGAGCCGTCGTGCGGCGCCCTCGGCTAGTTCTCAACTACACCTCCGCTCTTAGGCCGCTGCTGCAATCTCACAGGACTTCAACCTGAACTTTCGACTACGCGGACTCCTTGTCCTGGCACGCTTCAGTGGAGGTGCTGCTGCGCTTTATGGTTTGCGGCGCGCGCTGCCGTGGCGTGAGTCCTGCGTGCGAGGTGGTGGCGGGTGGTGGCTCCTGGCTGGCTGTGAATCGGACGAAGTCCGAGCCTAATCGGTTCATCGGCGCCGCGGGGTTTTATTTGACCCGATTGTCAGCGCGCTTACAACGTTGCGCGTGCAACTACGAGGCCGCGTAGTTGTGCGCTGTGCGCACACGCGCCCCGCCTAGCGCACAGCGCAGCGCGCAGTCACGTACGACGCGGTGTCGTACTACGCACGTCGTAGTGCTAGCTGTGCTAAGCGCGATGCGTTAGCTAGCAAGCACTCGGGGTGCTAGCTCAGCTAACCAACGGCGTGCGTCGTACGATGGTGCGTCGTACGACGCGGTGTCGTAGTTGACCCCGCAACCTCTTGATGCCCAAGAGGTTGCGGGCACAACCTCTTGATCGTCAAGAGGTTGACCCCACAAGCACCCCGCCACGCGCTTTGCGCGTCGGCGGGGCATGGGACCCATACACCTGGAGCAAAATTCGAACGTGACCTAACCCTCAAGTAGAGGGTGAGACTCGACCTCCGGGGGCGTGACCCGCAACGCGCCTAGCGTGACCCTCGACGTGACCGCTTGTCACGGCTCAGAGTTCGTGGGTAGTTGGGTCTGGCGACAGTCCCAGCAGCATCCCCCTAAAGGGGGGATGCGCTGCGGGGTTAGAAATCGGGCGCGTCGGAAGGAGGGCATTCACGCCGTCGAAAGGCTGCTATTGTCTGCGCTATGCTCCCCACATGCTCCATCTGCGCTGGCTCGCTGGTCTCTATCATCTACTCGTTCCCCGTCGCCCACCCAGACAACCCCAACCGCGACGAGACCCGACAACTGCCGCCGCTCAAACGCCAGTCGTCGGTCTTGGTGTGTCCTCGGTGCGACGGAATCCGATGACTCCGCACTGCGCCGAGCGCGACAAGCACCCCACAAACCGCTGCCTCTACGACAACATCAACTGGGCGCCCGACCCCCGCTGGAAAACCTGCCCGGCGTGCGGCGAGGACTGCGAATTGGTCTGCATCGACCGCGATGACCCGGTGCTCAACACCGCCCAGTCGACGGCCCTCCAGGCCCAGATCGAGCAAGAGCGCCAGGACGAACTCGATGCAGCCAGCGCCCAGCTAGAGCGCCGCATCTCCGCCGCCACGGCCGCCCTGCGCCACGATTTCGACCACTGGATGGAGGCCGACCCCGCCGACTGGGTGCCCGCATGAACGCCCCGTGCTAAGCTGCCAGGCGGAATACTCCCAGGAGGTGACACATGTTTGATCCCGTTTCACAGGAGGCAGTTTACGCGAGCAAGGGCAACGTCAAGGCGCCCGCCGGAACCGTAGCCGCGACCGCGGCCGCGCTGGCCGTTACGCGCATCAACGACTTCCTGGCCAAGCCACTGAAGCTGTCCGGCCAGACCGACACGACCGTGTCGATCAACGCCAACAACTACCCGGTGGCCGACACCGCGACCCCGGTCAACTAGGAGCATTCATGGCTACCGCCCCCGGCCGCCCCGAGGGCGGTAGCCGTACCGCTACCCAGGAGCGCGATCGGATGCTGGCGCGCGAACGCAAGCGCCGACAGCGCGATCGCGAGCGCGCCGAGCACGGCCCGCCGCAGAAGAATGACCACATCTCGGCCCTCATCGGCAAGGCCCGCGAAGACCTGGTGCACGAGGTCATGCGCGAGGAACTGCGCCCCGTCATCCGTGAGGCCATCGACGACGAGATTCGCCAGTCGATCAAGATGTTGGTAGGGCTGGCGCCCGCCGCCCTACTCTCCTTGGCCAACGACCTGTCCTCCGATGACGAGGTCATCCGGCACAAGGCTGCCTCCCTCATCGCCAAGTACACCCTCGGCAACCCGCATGTGACCCCGCCGCGCGACGACACCGGCGACAAGCTGGTCATCATCAACGCCATGCCGCGGCCGGACGCGCCCGCCTACGATGTCGACGCGACACCGTTGCCTGAATCGCTCGGTTTGCCAAGCCAGGCAACGGACGAATCTGAACAACGCCGGTGCGACACGTGCAACCTGGACAAGCCGCTGCGCGAGTTTCCCGGCGACGGCCCGCGCTGCCAGCAGTGCCTGGACGACCGCAAGCAGCTGGTGATCGACACCTTCCTCAAGCCGGACGAGCGCGCATCAGTGCTGGGCGGTCACACCCCGCCCCCGCTGATCACAACCCTGCCCGAGCCACCGCGCAACGCGGCCGCTGAGTTCGGCGGGCCGCCCGACCCGCGGAGGTTCTCCAATGGCTGATACCGCGAGCTACGCTGGCGCCATGAAGACGTCTTACCCGCGCCCCATCGCGCCCGCAGATCGGGCCTCCGCACGTAGGCGCCTGGGGCGCAAGAGCAAGCGCGCTGCGATGCCGCCAAAGCGGGGCAACTGATGGCCATTGACGCATTTGAGTACGGCGTCGGCGGCCTGCTGCACGACCGGTACGGCCGCCCGGAATTCCAGGTGGTGACCAAGCACCAGACGCCCGCCGCGGCCGACACCCTCCGCGGGTACGAGGCGACCGACGCCGACGGGCGTCGGCAGGTGGTGATGGTCGACTCCACCGGCGCCGACCTGGGGCTGGCGGCCGCGCTCACCGGGCCTGGCCGCATCGTTGGCGGCGGCTTCTCGAACGTGCCGGGCGCCGAGTCGGTCTCCAGCACGACCTATGCCAAGTTGCCCACGCCAGACCAGGTGCAGAACCTGGTGCTGCCCGCCAACGGGCTGTTCGTCATCCGCTTCCAGGCGCTCTGGCAGCAGTCGGGCGCGAACGTCGCGCGCGCCGCAATCTTCATCGGCGCCAACCAGCTGAAGTCGCAGCTGGACAGCGCCTCGGTCGGCAACACCGTCGGCACCGTCGCAGGCGTTCCGGCGGGCGCGCCGACCAACCAGCCGCTGGTGTCGGCCGGGCCGTGGGGCATCGTGTCTCCGACCAACCAGGGCAACCCGTCGGACGTCACCACCGGCCAGGCCGTCGGCGTGGCGGGCAACGGGCTGATTACCTGCGCGGTCGAGCTTGGCGGCACGCTGGAGACCGGCACCTTCCCGCCGTGGGGCCAGGACATCCAGGTGTTCGCGGCCGCGGGCACGTACACCATCAGCGTGCAGTACAAGAGTTCGGCCGGTTCGGTGACCGCATCCGGTCGCAAGCTGTGGGTGCAGACCCTCGCGTTCGCCTGATGCAGGTTATCTTCGGCAAGCCGCTGCCGGTACATGAGCCGTTCCACCGCTCGGGCGCGCGCTTTCGCGTGCTGTTCGGTGCCGTCGGCTCGGGCAAGAGTTTCGCAGGCTGTGACGAGGTCATCGCCTGGATGCTGGAGCAGCCGGGCATCGAGGGCATGGTCACCCGCAAGACGGTGCCGGAGCTTCGCGACTCCACCGAGCGCGTGTTCCTCGCTCGCTTACCCGCCGAGCTATACCGCGCCAGCAACGTGCGGCGCACCAACGGCCACCTCGAATCGATCACCTTCCCCAACGGCAGCCGGGTGCTGTTCCGCTCGATCGACGACTGGGAGAAGCACCGGTCGCTCAACCTGGGCTTCATCTTCTTCGATGAGATGTCCGAGTTCGACTTCGACACCTTCCACGGCATGCGCACCCGACTGCGCCAGGAGTTGCTGACCCCCGAGGCATACGCACGCGGTTACACCGGCAAGATCACCCGCCGCGGCGCGTGGGGCGCTACCAACCCGAACGGCAAGGACTGGCTGTACAAGCTGGCGCATCCGGACTCGCCCGAGCACGAGGACGGCGTCGACAGTTTTTTCAGCACGACACTGGACAACCCCTTCCTGCCGCGCGACTACGTCGACGACCTGATGAACATGCCGCGGCCGTACATCATGCGCTTCGTGCTCTGCCAGTTCGACGACTTCGCCGGGCGCATCTACGAGGACTTCGGCGCGCCCGGCACCATCATCCCGCACCCCCACTATGACCCACACCACGCCGGGCCGGTCGTGTGGATGGGTATGGACCCCGGCACGCAGAACCCGACCGCGGGCGTGTGGGCCGAGGTGGACGAGGCCAACCACCGACTCATCGCCATCGCGGAGTACAAGGAACCGGGCCTGGCCGTCGACATCCACGCTGCCAAGTGGCGTCAGATCGAGGCCATGCAGCGGATGCGCGTGCGCTGGCGGGTGGGCGACCCCAACTCGATCACCCAGCGCGACCGCGGCACGGCCATCCCGCTCCAGCAGCAGTACGCGCGGCTGGGCTACAACTTTGCCCTCGGCGCGGCCGACCGCGACACGCGCATCTGGCAGCTGGGCCGCCTGCTCAAGCTGCGCCGCTTCGTCGTGAGCGAGGATCTGCCGCAGTTGATCGAGTCGCTGGCCAACTACCAGTGGAAGGATCTGACCCCGTCGCAGAAGCGATCGGGCGAGGAACCCAAGCAGGAGCCGCTGAAGAAGAACACCGACCTGGTCGAGGCTAGCCAGTTCATCGCCGGGCGCTTCCTGCCCTTCCGCACCAAGCCGTACGAGCCGCCGCCCCAGAACTGGAGCGAAGAGGTGTGGGCCGACGTCCGTCGGCAGCGCCAGCAGAGCCGTCTTGGGAGTGCCGTAAGCTACAGTGACCTTGGAATTCCCCAATAACGGAGACGCGGCATGCCCCTGAACTTCGACCTCGTACAGGTCAACCCGAACGACATCACCGGCGGAGGCGGATCACTCGCTGGCCCAACCGGTGACGCTGACGCAACCGGACCTTACTTCATCTGGCCGAACCAGGAGTACGAGAGCTACATCAGCCCGTACGCCGTCGTCGCCGCCTCCGAAGTGCGCGCGATGGCCGCGCTGCTCGATCAGTATGAGGCGGGCGGCGTCGAGCCGCTGGCCGGTGGCGAACGCGACACCCCCGACCCGGTCGAGCTTCAGCCGGTCGGTCAGGTGCCGGTGGACATCGTGCCGCCCGAGTTCGACCCGTACGACGCCGAGTCGTTCAAGCGCGCAGCTGAGTTCGCCCGCGGCGAGGACTAGCTCGTGGCGTTCTTTGAGCGCGCAACGACAAATCCCAACGAGGATTTGGAGAAGCTCTTCGAGAAGACTCGTCGCGCACGGCTGCCGTTCGATCGCAACATCCTGCTGAACGCAGCCTTCTTCCTCAGCTGGCAGTACTCCGAGTGGCACCCGCAGACCGGGTCCATCCGGCAGATGGCGCTGCCGCGCGATGCGCAGGGCGCCGAGCTACAGGTGCCGCGGCCGGTCTCGAACAAGATCCAGCACTTCGTGCTGCAAGAGCACTCGATGGCGCTCAACACGCGGCCGACGGCCGACGTGCTCCCGGCCAACAACGACCCCATGGCCATCTCCAATGCCAACGTGCTGCTGGCCTACCTCAACTGGCTGTCCTCCGAGCAGGTGGCCGACTTCGACGGGCAGCTGGCGGCGGCCACCCTGTGGGCGCTGGCCGCGGGCGAGGGCTGGCTCAAGTGGACGTGGGATCCGAACATCGACCACGGGCACGGCAAGGGCCGCGGCGACATCGCCGCCGTCTCGCCGCTCGACGTGTACCCCGACCCGTACGCGACCGACCTCGACCACGCCCGCTACATCTTCCACCGCCGCTTCATGGACGTCGAGCAGATTTACGACATCTACGGCGTCAAGGTGCCGCCGCAGTCGGCGGCCACCGACGACCCCAACCGCGGCGCGCTGCTGGCGCAGATGGGCATGGCAGGCGTGCTGGAGGGCGCACCGGTCACCGAGCTTTGGCACAAGCCGTCGCGGCAGTATCCCGGCGGCCTGTTCTCCGTGTGGAGCGGCAAGTACCAGCTGACCCCGCCGCGCACCTATCCGTACGACCACCTCCAACTGCCGTTCACCATCGTCGGATCCATCCCGCGCCCCGGCCAGCTGCACTACACGTGCGCGGTCGAGACCATGCGCCCGGAGCAGCAGGAGTTGAACAACTACCACGCGCAGACCATCTTGCTCCAGCGCTTCCACTCCAACCCGAAGTGGTGGATCCCCGAGGAAATCCAGCTGCAAGCGCCGCCGAACGACCGGCCGAACCAGGTGCTGCGCGGCTAGGGCACCATGGGCCTCAAGCCCGAGTTGATCCAGCCGGGCATCTCGCCCAACATGGACGCGATGGGCCAGTGGCTGCGTAACGAGATGATGGACTCGGTCGGCGTGCACGAGGTGAGCCAGGCGCAGGTGCCGGGCCGCGTCGAGGCCGCCGCCGCCATCGAGCTACTCAAGGAGTCGGACAACGGGCGGCTGGCCGAGTTGACCCGCACCATCAAGAAGTCCATCGCCGTCGGCTTCTACCAGCAGGCCCGCCTGGTGCGCCAGTTCGGCACCGCCGAGACGGTGTTCGTCACCTACTCGACCGAGGGCTACCCCGAGGTCAAGTCGCTGTGGACGCGCCAGATCGACCCGGCCATCACCGTGCGCGTCACCATGGCCGCGGGCATCGGGCAGTCGCGCGCGGCGCGCGAGGACCGCTGGATGAACATGTGGACGCAGGGCATCATCACCGACCCGAACGTGATGGCCAACCTGATGGACGTGCCGATCAGCACCATCTCGCCGGACAAGAGCTTCGACATCCGCCAGCAGCGCAACGAGAACCTGATCATGGCGACCGGCCAGTTCGTCGCCCCCAACTCGTGGGAGGATCACGAGACCCACTTGCGCGAGTTGAACAACTACCGCAAGACGGCCGAGTACCGGCGCTCGTCGCTCAAGGTCAAGCAGATGCTGGAGTCGCACGCGCAGAAGCACGAGCAGCTGTGGATCCAGAAGCTCGGCCAGGACTTGCAGCGCCAGCAGCTGGCCGCCGCGGTCGCGCAGGGTGCAGGCTTCCAGGGCGGCGGTGCAGCGCCGGGCGCGCCCGGAGCCAGTCCGCAGAACCCGCCCGAGCCGGGAGGGCCACAGCAGCCGCCACCCAATGCATTCGGAGCGCAGCCGCCGGTCGACCCGTTCGCCGCGCGCGACACGCCGCAGGCGCAAGCGCAGTACCGACAGCGCACCGCCGGACAACTCAACACCGGCGCACGTGGTGTGACGCACTAATGCTAGGGTTCTGACCATGGCTACACAAGGCGCTGCTGACAACCGTTCGCTGCACGAGCTTGCCGTCGACATCGTGCAGGACATCCACATGCTGGCCACCGGTCTCGCCCACGCGGGCGCGCCGCCCCAGGTGACTTCACAGATCGACCAGACTTCCGAGCTTTACGCAGGCGTCGCCAAGGCGCTCGCCGCTGGACCTGTAGGCGCCCAGCCGGGCGACGCAGGCCCACCGCAGGGCCAGCCAGCGGCCGGTGGGCCACCTCCGCCCGGCGCGTCGATGGGCGCACCACCGCCCCAGCCGCAGCCCCAGAATTCGATCAACGGATCTTCGCCCACGGGCGCTGCCCACGGCGATATGCACAACGCCATCGTCGAGATGCACAAGGCCAGCGTCAACGCGGCCTCCCGTCGATAGATGACAACCCCAAACAAGGAGACATACCATGGCAGAGGAACAGACCCCGCAGGGGGTCCAAGACCCGGTCCAGTCGCAGGGCGAGCAGGTTGCGCCGCCCACGCCGCCTGAGCCGGTACAGCAGGCAGCGCCGGTCGGACAGGCGCCGTGGAGTCAGTCGCTTCAGCAGGCGTTCACGCCTGAGCAGGCCGCAGCGGTCGACGCGTGGGCGCGAGCCAACGTGCAGCCGTACGTGACGCGCCTGGAGCAGCAGTATGCTGAGACCGAGGCCGCGCGCCAGTTGCTCGGAGCATTCGAGACTGACGCCGACGCGGCCAATGTGGCCGTCCAGCGCCAGCTGTACGGCGATGCGTACGGTGATCAGTTCGCCGCCGCCATCGGCCGCACCGACCTGGTCGTGAACCAGGCGCCCGCACAGCCGCAGTACCAGCCGCAGCAGGCCGCCCAGCCGCAGCAGCCCGCGGTCGACCCCAAGTACGACGAGATGTATCAGGAGTGGAACGCGCAGCGCCAGGAGCAGCAGTACGAAGAGGCCAAGGCCACGTTCCTACAGGATCCGCAGTACCGCGACATCAACCCCGAGTTGTTCGACGGGTTCGTCGCCGGTGCGGAGACGTGGGAGGACGCGGTCAACGCGTACCGCGCGTTCGCCGCGCAGTTCGCGCAGTCGGCCGAACCTGCCGCGCAGCCCGAGACCGCGCCGCCCGTCATGGGCAGTGGCACCGTCGGAGGCAACGGCTCGACGCCGACCTACCCGCGCGAGACCCTCTCTGAGGCGATCGACGGGATCTTCTCCGAGAACAAGCCGCTCGCGCCGCCGGTCATCGGCAGCTAACGCTTCAAAGGGCGCCACTTGTGGCGCCCTTTGCAGTAGCTGGCCCGGCAGGTCTCGAACCTGCGACCGCGCGGGTAACAACCGCGTGCTCTGCCAACTGAGCTACAGGCCATGGGGGCGGGCCGGAGTCGAACCGGATGACCGGCGTATGAGACCGGCTTGATTCCTCAATCCACCGCGAGCACGGAACCAAGGAATCGAACCTCGACTGGCGGGTTTGGAAGCCGCTGTGCTGCCACTACACCAGTTCCGCGAATGTGAGTATAGCCTGCTACTCTGCCAGCAGAGAGGAACAGCGACCAAAGGACGCCAAGACCGAGCAATCGACCCGAGGCACAGCCGTATCGGCCAAGACCGGGGATCGTTCGTAGGACAGGACTATCTCAATTCAACGGAGGAAGGCAATGGCCGATACCGCAACATTCGCAGGCGCCATGAAGACCCGACTTCTCGGGCCTATTCGTGACGCTCTGCCGCGTGGCATGGTGCTCCTGTTTGGAGACTCTGCCGCCAACCCCACGGACTTCAAGGGCATCCTGCCCTCTGCCGAGGGTATCTCATTCGTCGGGAACGACTTTCGTATCCCGTACAAGGTCCGGCGCAACCAGGCCGTCGGGTTCCGCTCTGAGGGCGAAATCCTTCCGGCGCCTGGCGCTTCGCAGTACAGCTTCCTGACGGAGCCGCTGCGTTACGCATACGCGCTGTTCAACATCACTGGGCCGCTGCTCCAGGCTTCCGAGTCTGGCGACGGCGCGTTCGTCCCAGCGTTCAAGCAGGAGATGTCCGACACCGTCCTCGCGTCGAAGCTCGACTTCAACCGCGCGGCGTTCGGTGACGGCACCGGCTCAATGTCGACCCTCACGGCGACTGGTGCCGGTGGTGGCTCACTCGCTTCAGGATCCTCGATCCTGAACGTCGGATCCACCATCAACTTCCGCGGACTGGGCGAGGTCGTCGACTTCGTTGCAGCCACGGGTGTGGTGCTGTCTCCGGGTCACGTTGTGACCGGAGTCGACCGAGTCAACCTGAGCATCACCATCAGCCCGGCGCTCATCGCCACGCTGACGGCGGGTACGCACTTCCCGGTTCGTGCTTCCAGTGACTCGACCGTCGCCCTGCCGAACAACTCCCAGAACAAGGAAATCAACGGGCTGGCCAACATCGTGAACAACACCGGTGTGCTGCACAGCTTCAACCCGGCGACGTACAACTTCTGGAAGTCCTACGTCAAGGCCATCGGTGGGCCTATCTCGGACGCGGTCATGCGCGATGCCAAGGACGCGGTCGGATTCGAGCAGGGTCTCGATCTGGCAGCGGGCCTCGACTTCGCCCTGATCACGACCCGCGGTATCCGCCGCCGGTACTCGGACACGCTGACCGCCCTCAAGCGGTTCAACGACGCGAGTTCCGTCACACTGCACGGTGGGTTCACCGCGCTGATGTTCGACGAGAACCCGATCTTCGTCGACGACACGTGCCCGATCGGCAACATGTACGGCCTGGCTCTGAACAAGATGTTCTGGGCGCAGGGTTCCGACTGGAACTGGATGGACCGCGACGGTGACGTCCTCAAGTGGGAGAACCGTCGAGACCGGTACATCGCCGTGCTCTACAAGTACTGCAACCTGGGCACGACCTTCCGGGGAGCGCACTTCCGGCTCACGGGTCTGTCCGACGACGCGAGGTAAGCCGAGATGGCGCTTACCATCACGCCAATCAACATCAACCCCGCGGGAGGGAGCACTGCTCCCTCCCAGCGGAGTAACGTCGCCGCACTGAAGGCGTCGCTCACGTCGATCACGGTCGGCGCGTCCGGCGACTACTCAGCCGGTGGAATCCCGCTGACGCCGGTGCAGCTTGGGATGGACTCCCAGGTCATCCTCGGCGTCGTCAACATCCGCACTTCGGCCGCCTCGAACACGGTCACCGGTGCGGTGCTCGACTGCACCAACCCGGCCGCGCCCAAGCTCAAGCTCAACGCCATCGCGGCTGAGGCCGTCGGCGCTGGTGTGGTCGCGGGCGTGTACGACGTCATGGCACTGGGGATGTAATCATGGCCGACTGCAACGGACTCGTCATGCAGGTTGCCGTCCTCGAAGACGGCACGGCCGCGGTGGACATCCCCATCGAGAACTGGCGCGACGTGAAGGGGGTGCACGGCATCGGTATTGCCGAGGGGCTGCCGGGCATCCTGCACGCTGACCGCCAGGTCCGCATCTACGGCGGCCCATCCGGCGTCATGCTGGACGTGTGTGTCGAGCTAATGAACGACGAAGAGAAGGCCGCGCGCGACCAGGCCGACAAGGACGCGCTGCACGGCTACGTTGACCAGGTGCACGAGCTACAGATCCACGCGGCCGCGGCCGAGGTACAGGCCGCGCAGGACAACAAGTCCGACGTGCTCGACGGCGAGGACGCCGAGCTTGCCAACGCCGAGCGCGCGGTGCAGGAGGCCGAGGCGGCGCTGGAGCGGGCCAAGGAAGCTCGCGACAAGGCTCACGCCGAGGTCGACGGTGGCTAATTTCATCGCAGGAGCAATCAAGCATCCCGGTGCGCTGCACCGGGAGCTTGGCGTGCCCCAAGGCCAGAAGATCCCGCAGGGCAAGGTGCAGGCTGCGGCCAAGAAGGGCGGCAAGCTCGGCCAGCGCGCCCGCTTCGCGCTGACGCTGCACAAGATCAACCCCGGCCACAAGGCCGCCGCCAAGAAGAAGGCGTCCGGCGCCAAGCTGGACCCGAGCGGCTACTAGGAGGTCACCATGGACAACGTCAAGAACACAGTCTACGAGGGAATCTCATGGAGTCCTGATCTGGAGCCACAGGGTCCAGACTACGTGGCCGACAACGACGCCGACAGTGGCCGTGTCTCGCATTACAAGCCCTACGGCTACGACGGCCTGCCGGACATCGCCGTTCCCAAGCACAAGGAGTCCTAAATGAGCCTCGCAGCGTACCCGCGCCCCGAGAACGTTCGCGGGCGCTTCGGCCGTTGGGTCGACGCAGATATGTTCCACATCTCCGAGCGCATCCGCGAACTGGAGGGCGGCGACCGGCTGTACATCCAGCACCTGGATCCACCGCCGGAGTACAACCCCGGCGACTTCCGGCACTTCGCCATCGTCGAGGTGGTGCCCGGCATGATGCCGCCTGAGCGCCTGGTGACCGCCGTCGCCGCGCTCGACTCGCGCGTCATCGAGCACCTCCAGATGCTGCTGCGCGTGCCGTTCAAGGAACGCTTCGCCGCGGCCGAGAAGCTGGAGGCCAAGCGCCAGCAGGACGACCTGGACGCGCAGCTGGACAAGGCGCTCGAAGACTGGGGCTGGGACTTCCGCGCGCAGCTGGCGCACGACGGATTCATCACCCACACCGGTAAGTCGTTCCCCAAGCGGGGCATCCACGCCGGGCAGATGGAGCCAGCATGGCGGCACGCACCCTCGCGCAGCTAAGGACGGCCGTCCAGTCCTACGGCGTCGGCGTCGATACCGCTACCGCGCAGACGGAGTGGATCAACAGCGCGTACAAGGATCTGATCGGGTTGCGCCACTGGCAGTTCCTGATGAAGACCACGACCGGCTCGCTGACGCTGGCGACCAACTCGTTCGCCGCCCCGTCCGACATCAGCGGCACCAGCGTCGAGGGCATCTACTTTCAGGATCCGTCCGGCGTACAGATGCGCCCGGCCCGCTACCTCGACCCGGTGCGGCTGTTCAACCTCACCGTCGACACGGTGCTGACCGGCGCGCCGCGATACTGGACGCTGATCGGGTCGACCTTCTACGTGTACCCGACGGCCGACCAGACGTACACCTACACGCTGCTGTACGCGCAGCGGGTGGTCATGCTGGCGGCCGACGGCGACCAGCCGCTCGTGCCCGAGAACTATGATGACATCCTCGTTTGGGGTGCGGTCGCGCGCAGCGCGCTGCGGCAGAACAACTGGCTCACCCGCGACTTCGCGGACCAGCAGAAGCTGGCGCTGATCAACAAGCTCATGGCATCCGAAGAGATGCACCAGCGCCAGACCGCCGACGAGGTCGAGACGACAGGCATCTGGTCGAGTCCTGACCCGTTGCGGGACTTCTGGTCCTAATGGCGCTCCGTCGACCGTACATCCGCGAGGCGACCGCCTACATCCCGGCGCCTACCGGCGGCTGGGCACCAGATGTCTCCCCCGGCATCATGGCCGCGAACCAGGCGCCGATCCTCGACAACCTGGTGCCACAGAACGGTTACGTGCGCATGCGCGGCGCAATCTCGGTGACTGATGACTTCACCACGAGCAGCACCAAGCTCGGCAGCGTCGCGCGCAATGCCATCGTCCAAGAGAAGTTCGGCCACTTCCAGGTGTTCATCACGCAGGCCGCACGCACGCTCTCCGACTATGTCGACCCGTGGTTCGCCGTGCGCGCCAAGGCGGTCACCGGCACCGGCGGTGTGTCGGCAGTCAACACCAGCCTGATCTACCGCGATGGTTCCGGCACGCACGGATCCACAGCCCTCAGCAGTGACAACACACCCGGCCCACGCTTCATCGCCTTCGGGTCACAGTTCTATGGCCTCAGCTACAGCGCATCGACCGCACCGACGACTGCGACGCTGCCGGACGGTTCACTCAACCTGCGCAACACCAATTTGCTGACGTGGGCCTTGGGCACATACTCCGGCGCGGGCGCGCCGCCGCCTCCGACGGCATTCCCCACGCAGGCGCCGCGCGGCATGGTCGACCTCAAGGTGCACCTCAACCGCATCTGGCTGCTCGGCGGCGTGGACGTTCCAGCGGGCACCACGACCAACTCGCCCACCAAGATTTTCTACACCAACGTCGGCACCGGCGGCACGCTGGGCACGGTGTTGGCCGACTGGCGCGACTCGGTGACCGGCAACACCAACCAGTTCGAGCTTGACCAGGACTACAACGACCCCGGCGTCGGCCTGGCCGTGTGGCGCAACCAGCTGATCATCTTCCGCGACCGCAGCGTATGGGTGGTGCAGGGCACCACGTCGCAGACGTTCCAGGCCAAGCGCATCAGCCAGGACGTGGGCTGCCTCGACCAGAAGTCCATCGTGGAGACGGACAACGGCGTGTACTTCCTGAGTCAGCGCGGCCTGATGTACACCGACGGCACCACCATCCGCAATGTCAGCGGCCCGGTGCAGAAGTCGCTTCAGCAGGCGTGCAACTACACCTTCCAGCAGACCATCTTCCTCGGCGGTTGGGCTGAGATTGTGCCGCTGCAAGACGGCCTGCTGTGGGTGACACTGGGCAACCTGGGCAGTATCTCCACACCCGATGCTGCGCCTGCGTGGAACGGCGTGTACAACCCGAACACGGGCACCTGGTTCCGCATCACCAGCCAGGTGTTCACTGACAACATCAGTTCGGGTGACTCGAACTTGTATCCGAGTCACCTGTTCACCCCTATCTCGCCGCGATCCAGCGCGGTGTTTCACCTAGCCAACTTCAAGATGTCAGTCGTCGAATCGGGCGGGACCAACATCATCAGCGGTCAGTTTCCGCGCGGAGACGGACTGTACGACCACGACACGGGTGGAAACAGGCCGATCATCCCGGCGAAGTGGCGCTCACGCGACCTCTTTGGGCCAGAGGCACCGCGCACACATGCGGGTGTACGCCAGATGTTCCTCGATCACACCTTCCCCGGTGATACCAACTTCGGGTTCACCGGTGTTACTACCGGCTGGCACGTCAACCTCATCGATATGAGCGGCAACACACTGCCCGGCGCCAGCTTCGACTCCAAGATCGGGCAGTCCTCGCTGCTGGTCGATCTGACGCTGCGCGCGCGCCCATCGATCATGCGCGATTACTCGTGGGACTTCGACGAATCAGATGATGCCAGCTTCGAGGTTTCGTGGGCTGGGAGCAACCAAGGGCCGGGCGGCGGCGCCAGCGAGCGCCTGTATGACATCTTCGGCGTCGGCCTTACATTCCTCCCTGGCGCACGTGAACCGCTCCCATAACACCCAGGAGGTAGACTTAGACCATGGCCCTTCCATCCTTCTCGTCATCGACGCCGGTACGTGTGCAGGCGCGGCCCATTACCCGCCCTACCAACCCGAGCGGCATTATCAGGAACCCGAATGTCTCCGGTGGCCGCGCTGGCGCGCAGGTGCAGGGCGGCCCGGTGCACGCCGGGCCGGGTGTGGCCGCGGCCACGCCGCCGCTGACGGCCGCGCAGACGTCCGCTGGCGCCCGCCCGGCGCCGCCGCCGCCCGCTCCGACGCTGACCGTGACCCCGCCGCCCGCCGACCTGTCGGGCGACCAGTGGAAGTCGTACTTGTCACCGGACCAGCTGAACGCACTCAGCCAGGCGGGCATCACCACCACACAGGGTGTGGGCGACTGGAACGCTCGCGCGACCGACGCGCAGGCGGGATACAACCAGCGCGTGGGCGATGCGCAGTACCAGCACGATGTCAACACCGAGCAGGCCAACGAGGCGCTGGCCGCGCGCGGGCTGTTCTCATCCTCCATCCGCGCCAACGACCTGACCGACATCAACCGCACGTTGGCCGACACGCAGGCGAACGCGTACGCCACGCTCAACACGCTCGTCGGGGAGGCTACCCGCGCCATCACTGCGCTCAACAGTTCGTGGGGTTCGACGCAGCTGGCGTACCAGGGTATCGCCGGGGCCAATGCGGCCGGGCTGCCTGCGGAGCAGCCGTACCAGGCGCCCAACCCGGCGTACACCGCGACCTCGCAGAATCCGGCGCTCGGCCACCCGGCCGCGCCGCCTGCGCCGCCCGCCGCAGTCGCGCATCAGCCCGTTAGCCCGACGCCGCAGAACCCGTTCTTCGCGCAGGCCAAGGGCAACACCTGGGGCGCGCCCGCGAAGCCGCAGCGACAGACCTTCTCGTCAGGCCCGGCCAGGCGGGTCCGCTAATGGCCTACTCCGGCGGCGCTGGCGTCGCAGCCCCGCCGCGCTCGCAGCCGCAGCGCCCGGCCATCCGCGACCCGCTCGCGCGCCCCCAGCCGCTCCGCAGCTTCTCGTCCGGCCCGCCGGTTCGCGTGACCAACCGCAACCGCCCCGGCACGCCGCCGCCGCGCAACAACCAGCCGCAGCAGGGCCACACCGGCGCCGCCGCACACGTCAACCCCATCGCCAACACGAGCGCGCCCGCCCCGCACCGCCGCGGTGGTGGCGGCAGCATCCCGACCAACCCGCTGGCGCCGCTCACGCCGCAGCAGATCCGCCAGCAGGCGTCGAAGACCGTCGGCGCGGCGTACGGCGGTGACTTCAAGGACTTGAACAACCAGCGCCAGCAGGCGCAGAACCTCTTCAAGACGCAGTCGGCCGACGACGCCGCCTTCGCCAAGTGGCTGACCACACAGACGCAGTCGATGCAGGCGCAGACCGACACCGTCAACCAGAAGCTGGCCGACACGATGAACGGCATCCTCCAGACGCAGCAGCAGGCGCTGGGCGCGCTGCCCGGCCAGCTGGCAGGCCAGATCCAGGGCACCGGCACGGCGCCCGGCCAGCTTCAGGCCGCGGCCACCTCCGCGAGCGCCCCCGCGATCAATGCGGCCAACGCCGAGACGGCCGCGGCCGCCGAGCGCGAGGCCGTACAGGTCGGCGTGGGCAACACCTCGATCGTGAATGCCGGGCAGGTGGCGCAGGGCCGCATCTCGCAGGCCAAGGCCGCTGAGTTCGACACGCTCAGCAAGTCGCTCCAGTCCATCGCCTCCGAGCGCTCCAAACTGCTCGTCTCGCGCACCGGCGACATCGCCAAGGAAATCGCGCGCCTCCAGGGGGTCGAGATTTCCAAGGCGCAATACAACCAGAGCCAGGCCGCGCTGGAGCAAAAGCTCGGCATCTCCAAGATCACCGCGCAGGCGGGCGTCACGCGCGCCAAGACCGGCCAGTACAACGCAATCACCTCGCGCCAGCGCGCGGAGGAAACGGCCCGGCACAACTCGGCCATGGAGAAGATCAACTCGACGCACTACACCGACCAGGCCGCGCACCAGCGCGCGGTGGCGCAGGAGACCGCCCGACACAACGCGGTCACCGAAGCCATCGGCCAGACCAACGCCGCCACCGCGCAGCAGCGGGCCGCCAACGCGGCCGCTAACGCCGGGAAGGGCACGCAGCTGGTCAACGGCCGCCCGGTGAAGATCGCCTCAGCCGCGTCGCAGCGCACCACGCGCAACCTCGTCGGCTCGGTAAAGAACGCGCTGCTGTGGGACATCCAGCACCTGCACCGCGGTGACCCAGACGCACTCAACAAGGCGCGCCTCGATCTGGAGAACGGCACCTACCAGCGCGTGCACGGCGCGAAGCAAAAGACTGACCCGAACACCGGGAAGCCGGTCACCGTGCCCGGCCCGGCGCTGCCGGTCAACGTCGACACTGGCTTCATCAACGCCGCATCCAACCTGCTGACGCAGTACGGCGCACTCGGTCTCTCGCCCGGCGACGTCGCCTTCTTGGAGACGCAGGGGCTGAGTAACCTCGGCGGCTACTACCCGATCCACAACCGCGGTGCGGACGCCAGAAACACGCAGGGCGGCATCGGACACAGGGGGTAACGCATGCCTGCGGATCGCGGAACACCAGTCGCAGCCGGGCGACCGGTTGCGCAGTCCAACCCGGTAGCGAAGGGCATCGGCGCCATCACTGGCGCCGTCAGTGGCGGCATCCACAACGTCGTCCACAGCACGCCGGTGGCCCCGCCGCCGCGGCTGGCGCCGCACCAGGCCGCCGCCGTCCATCACGTGGTCACCTCGCACCAGCAGGCGGCCGCGCAGCAAGCGTTCCACCACTCAGAGGCCCAGTCTCACGTACCCGCGGTGCAGCACCACAACGAGGCGCTGGGCGACCAGGCTGTCGTGCGCCAGCAACTGCACGACGCAGCCGTCGCGCTCATCCACACTCTGCACGCCAGCACCCACATCGCCGCGCCGCCAGTCGTGCACCACGGCGGTGGACTGTTGGGCGCGATCGAGGGTCCAATCCTTCACCCGGCTTCGGTGCTATCCGGCGCCGAGCACATCGCGGAGGGCGCGGGTCATGGCGTTGCACACGTCGCCAGCGGCCTCGCCAAGGGCGCCATCGGCTTCGGGCCTGGATTGCTCCAGGGTGGAGAAGCGCTCGGCGCCGCCGTCCTGCACGACTTGTCACACCCGAGCACCTGGGGCTACAACGTCAACTCACCGTTGCACCACCAGAGCGCGGTGCAGCACCTCGTGCACGAGGGGCTGAAGCACGACCCTGTCGCGATTGGATTCACGCAAGGGCCGCTGGCGGGACTCAAGGCTGCCTACAACGACCCCACCCAGGCGCTACTGGACGTCGCTGGCGGCGCTGGCGTGGCCGGGAAGGCGCTTGGACTCGCCGGGAGGGCTGGCGTGGGCGGAGAGCGGCTCGCAGCGGCCGCTGACACGGCGCGCGCGCCCCGCGAGATTGCTCCGGGGATCTTCGAGCACCAGCAGTACAGCCGCAACGTCTTCACCAAGGCCATTCAGCAGGCGATCGAGAACCACCCGGCGATGGATGAACGCATCCGCGCCATCAAGGGCACCACGAATGAGAAGCTCCTGCGGCAGCGGGCGATCGAGCACCACGCTGTGGTCAACGCCATCCGCGGCGAGGTTGGTTCGCAGGCACTAGCTGATGCTCACAAGGCGGGAATGGAAGGTGTCGACGCTGAGAAGGCCGCACGTAAGGCGCAGGCCGCAGTCGCAGCTGCGCTGCACAAGGACTTCGTCGAGCGCCACAGTCTGGGTGTCAGCCGGTCTGTGCGCGGCGCGCGCGCCATGCGTACGCGCAGGGGTCTCAAGGAGGACGCCACGATCGTCGGCGGTCTGATGAAGAGCCACGCGAACAAGAGCACCTTCCTGAAGCGCGTCGTGCATGAGGACTACGGCACGCACTCCAACTTCGCCCACAAGTACCACCTGCTCCCCAACACGATCGTCGACACCTTCAGGCAGTACGCCGAGCACGAGAAGCCCCCAAAGTCGTTCACGATCCCAAAGGCAGTTCCGGTCGCCGGTGGTAAGGAGATGAGCCTGCCGCAGTTCACCCGTCAGTTCCGCAACACGGTGCTGCCGTTCAGCACCAAGTGGGTGCTGGGGAACCTCTCTGAGGCCGCGCTGCGCAGCGCGCTCAACGGCGCGACGCCGTACGACTACGCGCTCGCGAGCCGCGTGCTGAAGGAGATGGAACACCAGGGTAAGTTCGACCAGGCACAATACCTGCGGGGGATGACAATGGGTGGCGCGCACGGTGCGTTCCAAGAGCGCCTGTACCAGGTCGGTGAGAAGGCACCGACGACCAAGATCGGCAGGGGTCTCCAGAAGTACAACCACGCCATCGAGGGCATCTTCTCAGGCAACCGCGTCGCTGAGCAGCAGTTCTCACAGGCGGTGCTCGGGCACCACATGCGTCAGCAGCTTCGAGCGATCGGCAAGAACCCGCTGGACAAGGATGCGGTGAGTGCGCTCGCCAAGCACTACGCCGACCCGCAGCTGGCCGCCTCGGCTGGCCGCTACTCCCGCAGGGTGCTCGGCAAGTATGACGCCTTCGCGCCGGGTGTGCAGTCGGTGATCCGCCACGCGGCGCCGTTCGGCCCGTGGTACGGCAACGCGCTCAAGTTCATCTACCGCGATCTGCCGCTGGAGCATGGCGCGCTGACCGCAGGACTCAACGCCATCCACAGTGCAACCTGGCAAGACTGGCTCAAGCAGCACGAGTCGAACAACCCTGACCAGGGCAACAAGGTGCTCGGCGTTCCGTTCGGAGACCTGATCTACGCACTCAAGACGGGCAAGGCCAGCTACCAAGACCTCGGTCGATACCTGCCGTTCGGAGCCTCCACCGGCGGCCCACTCGGCTGGGCGTCGAGTCCGCTGTTCCCGCAGTATGCGACGCCGGTCGCCAACTGGTTCGGCAAGGACGCGTTCATGCAGGATCTGGTAGCGCCAGGGCGCGGCGCGAAGCTGACTCCGGGCGGCCACATCAGCCACGCCACAAAGCATCAGATCAAGGGCGGCACGCTGGGCGCGCTGCTCACTGCACTGTCCAGTCTGGCAGGACAGGAGGGTGGCCCGGCCAACGTGCTGCATCGCGTTTTCGCTGATCAGGGCGCGACGCCATACAACACCGAGAAGCTGTGGGATCTGGCCCCGACGACAAAGCCGGGCACGCAGCGCGGGCCGCACAGCCCGCTGAGCGGAGCCAACCGCGTCTTCAACCCGTTCTTCCCGATCAAGACGCAGCCCAAGAAGAAGCCCAGCACTCGCACGCGTAGTCTCTATCCCGACAGCGGGTCGGGCCTCGGCGGCGGCTCGGGCCTCGGCGGCGGCTCGGGCCTCGGCGGCGGGAGCGGGCTGTGACCCAGATCCCCGCCAACCAGGTAGGTCTCATCCGCGGCGCGGCCGCAGGCGCCGGGCTGCCGGTGCCGCTCGTCGCCGCACAGGTCAACATGGAGTCCGGCTTCCAGCCGCACGTCGTCAGCAGCGCGGGCGCCCGCGGCGAGTTCCAGTTCGAGCCGGGCACCTTCGCCGCGCAGCACACCGGCGGCTCGCCGGACAACCCGCAGGACGCCGCGCGCGCGTACGCCAAGCTCATGAGCACGCTGGTGCGCCAGTACCACGGCAACGTGCGCAACGCGCTGGCCGCCTACAACGCCGGGCCGGGCAACCTCGGCGCCGGGTTGGGCTACGCCGACAGGATCCTGGCTGCGGCCAAGCTGGGCGCGAGCTTCAACGCCAAGCCCACACGTGGTCTCACCAGCATCCCCGGCACGCCGGGCACGGCCGCCCAACGGCTCAGCACGTCGATCGGCGGCGGCCTCAACACCGAAGCGCTCGCGCTGGCCGTGCTGGAGAAGCAGGCCGCGCGGCCGATCAACACCACCGGCAAGGTGACCGTCGGCAACCCGCTGCGCGACTATGTCGCCGCCGAGCAGAGCGGCCGGTTCAACGCGCCGGTGCAGCACGCGACCGACGTCATCCCCGGCACGCCGGGCACGCCCGGCCACGGCTCGCTGCGCACCAGCGGTCGCGTGGGCGTCGGCAACATCAACCCGCTCGGCTCCGAGTGGCACTTGACCGAGACCGACCAGGGTGTCGACGCGGCCGCGCCGGTCGGCTCACCGATCCGCGCGCTGGCCGACTCCAAGGTCATGAGCATCCAGCCCAATTGGTATGCCGGTCAGCCGTTCATGGTCATGAAGATCCTCAACGGGCCGGACGCAGGCCGGTACTGGTACGTCAGCGAGCAGATCAACGCGCTGCCGCACGTGGGCGCCGTCATCCGCGAGGGGGATACCGTCGCGCGCTTTGCGCCGAGCGGCACCGGCATCGAGATTGGGTGGGCCTCCGGCACGCCCGGTCAGACGCTAACGCAGGCGCAGTCGCCCGGCGCTGTGGCCGCGCGCCACACGCACGGCACGCCGCAGGGCATCGACTTCTCCAAGGTGATCCTGCACCACACGCCGGTCAGCGTCAGCTAACCGAGAAGGGGCACCGCGCGAAGCTGGCCGAGCGTAGCGTTGGTCGCCGTAAAGTTGAATAGCCATCCCCGCTCTAGCACAAAGGTTGCGGTGCCGTTGCGCGCGTTGGCAACCCCGATCGGCGCCGAGTCCTGAAAGAACTGCGACTGGCCGAACGGGCCGATGGTTCCAACGATGGTGGCCGCGGCGCCCGCCGTCGGCGCCAGCGCATACTGGATGGTGACAAACAGTCGGTGGTCGGACAAG